GCCTACCTATGGGTTGATTTACTTGTAGGGCGAACTTATAAATTACCAAAAATAGCCAAAAGCTATAATCTTGGTTTTGAATTTGTTCGCTATGCAGTAGGTCAACCTATGGGAGCTTACTCATCGTGGGCTATGCTCGCGGTGACACACCACGCTATTGTGCAAATGGCGGCCCAACGGGTTTACCCGGGTAAAAGGTGGTTTATTTGGTATCTAGTACTCGGTGACGATGTTGTCATTGCTGACAAGCATGTAGCCGCAGAATACCTTAAGATAATGGCGGAGATTGGGGTCGAAATTGGACTAGCCAAATGTCTGATTTCTTCAACCATGTCGCTTGAGTTCGCTAAGCGAACTTATATCAAAGGGACAGATTGCTCACCAATAAGTCTAGCTGAAGTCCTAGTTGCACGTTGCAACTTAGCTTCACTAGATGAGTTGATGAGAAAACAGCTGAAGTATGGGGTACTTCGGTTGGCGTCTGTAGCACGGTTTGCGGGTGCAGGTTATAAGGTGCTAGGGTCACTTCCAGTGGCCTTCGCATTAAACCATCGAATGGGACGGATGTTGGCCTATCTCCACCGGCCTGGTGGCGTGTATTCAAGTCCACTGTGGACTTGGGTTACTGCTGTTGGTCCAGGTAGACCGGGACTCGCTCTCGACGGAGCTTATAGCATCGCGCTATTTCTCTGGCGAAAAGTGTTGTCATCCGCGATCTCTTCTGTTACTAAAATGGAAGCCCAGTTACCGTTCTTTTCTCTTTACAGTTACTCTACTGGAGAGCATAGTCCTCTTACCGAGGAAGAAAAGCGACGTGGACGTCGGGGTAAGACAGCCTTCCGGCCATCTTATCTTTCGGAGGGGAAGAGCCTTACTTCGTTGATTTCGGTCAACGAATTTAACGGTTTCTTCACCGAGTGGGTAGCCTATCCGTATTCAGAACAGCTTCGTAAGGATTGGACAAAAGCCAATGACCTTCTTAGAGTGCATGATCCTTATACATTACCTGATTGGACTGATATCCAGGATATCTGGTCTCAGGTGGTAGCGGCTGAGGATAGCGTGTCGCTATTCCCAAAGCGCCCTAGTCTCATCCTTCGGGACAATGAGATTATACCGTCACGAAGCCGTTTAATGGACTTGTGGCGGATACTGAGAGCCCGGTACCGACGTGGGGTAAGTCCAAGTTTCGATCTGTCGACCGAGACCCTAGACCCACCCCTTGTGGGTCGACGATGGACACGAGGTCTTGGCCAAGACCGACTGTACATGAACCCTTCCGTAGTTATTCCGACAC